GGATGAAAACTTCAAGCAAACGGTCTGGTTGGCATTACGGGGCAAGAACCTCGCCTGTTGGTGTCCACTTAATCAACCCTGCCACGCAAATATACTTTTGGAGATCGCCAATTAATCAGCACCGCCCTAAAAGCGATTAAGTTATAAACCTATGCAAAATACTGTAAACCTATGCATCCCGATTTAACTCCAAGAGGCTCAAGCTGCTGCGGGGCAATTTGCCGAGTAGTGGGAGGCGATGAGGGGACTAATCATTTTGAGTGCAGCGAGTGTAAAAAAGTTTGTGATGAAGTTAAAGTTTGTCATGGTGAGTGCATGGGAGTTGAGCCTACTTGGGAGTATTGCCCTAAGTGCGGGTTAAAGCTATCGCATTATGCGATGCAAAAATTATACCGAGAGATGGAGAGATGGTATGCTCAAAGACCCAAAACTTGATATTAAAACTTTAGATTATCTAATTAAGTATTTTGAAAAAGAGCGAGATCGGCTCGACAAAATTGGGATTAAAAAATCGCAAACTAAGCCCGATGAGGCTCAGTTTATTTTATTTTATCTAGCGAATATGGATTGGGTGATTACCAAGCTTTTAAAGCTTATGGCTAAGACAGGTGAGGGAACAGTTAGGGGAACGCCCGCAGCTAAACCTGCGGGTGTCCCTTAATCGTTAAGGGTTTTTGTGGTAACTTAATGACAGTTATTATTTAGTTAAAGGAGAGGTTATGAAAAGAGTTTACGAATACGCCACTCTCATTGCCTTAAACCAGGCTTTAGGCAAGTTTGAGCGAGATGGTTACGAGGTGTGTGTAAAGTTGGTGGGATCAAAACCATCATTCTTTTTAGTCGCTGATGATGAAAAGGACGAAAAAGAGGAGGAGAACGGGGAGGAGTCCGAGCCAGTAAAGGATGAGGAACCTGAGGAGAGTCCCGAGGCAGGGGATACCGAAAAAGAGGGAGAAACCGAAAAAAAAGAGTAGCCCCGCAGATCAAGCTCGGGATGGAAACCGAGCGAGAGCATGATGATCTTACCAGGGGCGATAGACGAAAAACTCGCATGATCGTTGATGCCCACTTGCGAGAGGACCCTAAGTATTACACGAAACTTGATAAAGCGGGGTTATGATAAACACCAATTACATGATCGGGGAAAACACGATAGATGGTGATATAGTAGAACAGGCAGCACAAGATCAATTACTTTAAACTACTGCAATAGCTGCTTGCGGTAGCCTAAGTAAGTATTATGGGTAGACCTAAAAAGATTGTAGACAAGGGCGGGAGGCCGTCAAAAAAGAACGATGAGAGGGTTAAAAAACTTCTTGAGGTCTACCGCCTTGGTGTAACAGATGAGATAGCTGCAAGTTATGCGGGTATATCCAAACCAACTCTTTATGCTTGGTGTAAGGATGATCCAGAGTTACTTGACCAAATAGCCAAGGCCAAGGATTATGGCAGGGTATTATCGGGGCAAGTGGTGATGAAAAGCATAGTTGGTGGGGATGTGGGCAGCGCAAAATGGTGGTTAGAGAAAAAATATAGTAAGGAGTTTCAATCACGCCCTGAGTTGGTAGAGGATAACCGCCAAGTCAACGTGATAATTAGTAATGAGCAACTCGCTGACAGATTACTTAAACTACTCAAACCCTCCGAATAAAGAGGTGCTGCTTAAAAGATTAGAGCAGTTTCAGTCCGATGATGATCGTAAAAAGGTGAGCGATGATATTGCTCAGGCTGAGATCAATCGGGCTAAAGATGATCTGCTTTATTACCTAGAGAACCTAGTATTTACGCTTGACGAGCATGATCCTAATGCCCCCGTTAAACATTTGCCGATGGATAAAGAATATCTAAGAGAGTTGGCTAAGTTGTTTTTATCCGAGAAACTAATGTTGGTTGAAAAGTCTAGGCAGATGCTAGTTACTTGGGTGATGATTGCCTGCCATCTTTGGGATGCGCAGTTTCACATGGGCAGGCGCATCTTTTTTCAGAGTAAAAAAGAGAATGATGCTAACGCCCTGGTAGATCGGGCTAAACATATTTACGATAGTTACCCCGATTACATTAAGCCACTCATCGAGGCTCAGTATCCTGCCAATAAACCCATGTCTTATTTAAAGCTGGAGTTTGGCAAAAATAAATCATTGATACAGGGAACACCTCAGGGGGCAGATGTGATCAGGCAATATACCTCATCTCGGATTTTCTCGGACGAGTTTGCGTTTCAGGAAAAAGCAGAGGAGGCGTTTATTGCAGCCAAACCATCATTGGTGGGAGGCGGTAGTTTCATCGGGGTAAGCACTCCTAACTTTAAAAACTTCTTTTACCTGTTGAAAGCTGATTTAGTTTAACCTATAACTAAGCTTGAGCAGTAAAAAGGCAACTAAAAATGCGGGCGTTTGCCTTTTATTATTACTCTGCAACCTCAAGTAATTAAAAGGATAACCTATAATGATTGATCCACTAGAAAACCCAATGGCAATGATGGGCGAGATGCTAGACGCTGCGTATAAGGCTGCGATTGATGAACTCGCTAAACGCTGTAAGCGGTTTGGTTATGATCAAGCTTACTTTGATACCAAGTTAGATTTATCGTTTAGAGTTTTAGGGACTACGTTTGAGAGGCTAGAGGATTACAAAGCTAGTAAAGAGTTTAGTATCGAGCAAAAGGAGGCTGAGTGAGCGATCTAACTTTATCTGAATTAAAAAAGTTTCCTAAGCCCATGTTTCAATACCGAGAGTTGGATAAAAAGCTTTTGCATCAGATTGCGATTGATTACGATGATTACATTACCAACGTGGCGAGGTTGTCCGATGATGATGATTTAGTTACGGCTTTAGTTAATAACCTAAGAGCTTTAAACGAATTGATAGAGCGTTTGGATATGATCAAGGGTAATTTAATCTCTCCCTAGTGTATTTTTTCAACGGGTGTGGCATAATGGTTTGTGTTGGGTGCAACACACTAGCTGATCGTGTTGTTAAATGCCCGTAAGGGATAACTGATAAGGCAGGAGGTTGTGCATCGGGTGAGCAGGGCTATATCCTTATTGATTTGCCTGTAAGCCTCATATCCAAACAACCAGCCCAACATCTAAAAAAAGGATTTTAAAGTATGAGTTGGCTTTGCAAAGATTGTGGCTACGAAACTGACAACCATACTGAGTATAAATTACATATCGAAACCCACGCAGCCGTTGATCCCGCATTAGGTTTGGTGCCAAAAACGGCTACAGAAACAGTTTTAGAACATGACACCTCGATAACGCCCGAGCCTGATGCCTCTAAAACGGTAGATAAAGAACACAAGCCTACCGATGCACCTTGGAGTAAGGAGGCACAAGCTAAACAGGCACGAGGGATTGTTTTAGAGTATAGATTTGATGGCTTATGCCCCGATTGCAATAATCCCGTAACAACTTTAGAGTTACCAAACCTCACCGCAAAAGATAAAGTGGCGATGGTGGCTTTTTGTGTGCATTGCAAGCAACAATTACAAACGGAGGTAGTCGCAAAACTATGAAAAACGATAGTACGATCAATGATCGGTTAATCCACGTGCTTGAATGGCTTTACACGATGGATGGGGCTTATCTAGATAAAAACGAATGGCGACATGATTTAGTGCAGCATCTCTATTGGCTTACGGGCGTAAAGCAGGTGGTATGTGATAAAGAGGGAGATGAATGTGATTGCGATCAAGCTTAGGCCCTACACCTCGGATGGCTATATCGTTAATGAGATTTGGACCCAAGATTGCTATTTAACTTGTTTGATTAACAAGGGCGATAGGGTTTTAGATATTGGGGCGCATATTGGGGTATTCTCGGCTTTGGCGTTGACCAGGACCAGTGAGGTGATTGCTTACGAGCCACTTAAAGCCAATTTTGATTTACTAAAAGCAAATGCCAGTAAAGCAGAGTTGCACCAGTTGGCCGTATCGTTTGATGGGACTACTAAAAATAAACGGATTAGATTAAAAGCGTTTAACTTGGGTGCGGGTGATTTAAACGAGCAAGAGGGTGAGGAGGTTGAGTGTGTAAGGTTTGATGATCTATTGGCTAAACCGATTGATTTTCTCAAGATTGATATTGAGGGATCAGAGAGAGGCTTGTTGTTTCATCCCGAGTGGTTGGCTAAAGTCAAGATAATTGCGATTGAAATACACCAAAATATGTTTGAGCAGTTTTACGAGTTTTTATTTAATTGTGGTTTTCGCTTTATTAAGACCTCGACTAAAAACGATTATGGTTTAATTGTGGCAACTAGATTATGAAACAGATAGCGGTATTGATACCCACTTACAAACGGCCACACAAGTTGGCAGGGTTGATCGAGAACATTAAGCAAACCAGTACCGAGGCAGAGATTTATTTTATTATCACGCCCGATGATGCGGGTACGCAGAAAACTTTAACTGAGTTAGGGCAAAAGTTTTGGGTAGTTGATGGGGAGTATGGCAAGGCGATTAACGAGGGTTATCGGTTGACCAGTGAGCCATTTATCTTTTGTGGCTCAGATGATATTGAGTTTACGCCAGGTTGGGATAAGCAGCTACTTGGCTCGATCCAGGGGTATCAGATAACGGGGGGAGTGGATGATTGGGTAGTATCACAATCGGGAGTGCATATCTCACACCCGCTAATTAGGCGGGAGTACGTTGAGAATGAGGGGACAGTGTTGGGTTATCGGGGGTTAATTTATAATCCAGATAAGTTTCATTATCATATTGACGTTGAGATTGAGCAGTTGGCATGGCATCGGGGCGTGATTAAAGTTAATCGGGATTGCAAGATATTGCACCATCATTTTATCAACAACCAGGCTGAGCGTGATGAAACCTATCAGCACTCAGTAGTTAATTTAGCCCATGACACCGAGGCTTACGAAAGGTTTAAAAAGTACGAGTATTGGGACGTAACCAGTATGTTTCAAGGGAGGGCGGTAGAAAATCCTAATAAGATCAAACGATTAAGCGTGGTTATGCCGATGTGGAATAGTGCCGATTATGCGAGGCAAACTTTAGGCTCACTCTTAAACATGACCGCTAACCCGTATGAGCTGATTTTGATTGACGATAAAAGTACCGAGTACGATGGCAAAACATTTTTAGAGGAGTTGGCAGGGATAGCGAGGCAAAAGTTTATCCGAGTTAAAACCATTGCCAATGACCAGCAGTTATATTGCAATGCTAATTGGAACCGAGGGGTAAAAGAGGCTACGGGCGATTATATTGCTATTATCAATGCCGATATCGATTTTAATACGCCCGATTGGGATAAGTATTTAATTGAGGGGATTGATGCGGGCAATGATATTGCTAATCCTTATCAGGCTGATCGGGTGCATGGGCAGCCGTACATGAAACCACCACCTGAGGATTTAATCTATCATCTTAATATCCGAGGGGCTTGTTTTATGCTTAGGGGTAATTTTGCTAGGCAGATATTCCCAATCCCGCCACAATTAGTACATTGGTGCGGGGATAATTTTATCTCCTGGCATAAACCAAAATATGTTTACGATAATCGGGCGGTGATTTTTCATCACATCAGTAAATCGGGTGAAAAGTTAAACCCAATAGCTTATTGGGAGTTAGTGGCAAAAGATGTAGATGAGTGGATAAACATGACAGGTGATCAAGATATGCTACCGATTAAAGCCATGTGTGAAACCAATTTAAACCAAGCTAGAGGGAGGTGATTGTTATGCCAGTTACAATTACCAAAACTAAAAAAGGTTATCAGGTGCGTACTCCTAATCAGGTACACGCCAAACATACCACTAAAGCCAAAGCTAAAAAGCAGGCTAATTTACTAAGGGCGGTAGAATATGGATGGAAACCAACAGGGAAAAAATGAGTTGGACTTTTTAAATGAACGTAGCGATTGGCATTGCGTCATGTGCGGGATTGATTTAAAAGGTGCAATTTTTAAACAGATTGACATACTTGAAGCTACACCCGATGATTTAGTATCGGGTAAGTTTGATAGGCGTAAGCAGCAATATGTTTGGGAGAGAACGCAAGAGCGTGGCCGTTTAACGTGTAGCCGAGCCTGCGGATATGCTTATAAAGCTTGGAAATATAACCTAGATGCTAAAAGTAGTTATTTGGTTGCACCCTTTGTTTGTGATAAGTGTGGCAAAGAGGCTGATGGAGGCCGATTGTTAAAGAATGGTAAGCGAGATTACAAAATGTGCCGAGCCTGCCATCGTAAGTATGCCAATGTTATATTGAGAAAAGCTTGGGAGGTTGTACACGCAGAGCATCGTAAAGAATATATTAAAGCTTATAAGCAAAGAAAATATGTTGCTACCAATAATACATAACTTGCGAAACAAGTTTACTGTGGTTACGGTTCATTACTCGGCTGATCCCAATAAAAATACTGATGAGTGGTACAAGTTAGCTAAACAGGGTATGCCTGAGCGTGGCTGGATGCGGGAGTACGAGATTGATTACACTTACTTTGAGGGTAAGGCATTTTTCCCTGAGTTTAAACAATACAATGTTGGTGAAAACGAGTATCTACCAAAAGAAACGTTATTTAGAGGTTGGGATTATGGCTTTCATCGCCCTGCGGTACTAATCACTAAAGTTAATCAGTTTGATCAGTGGTGTTGGATTAAAGCGATCATGGGCCGAGATGAGGGCATCATGGACTTTGGCAAACGGGTAAGGCAATACTGTATTACCCATTACCCAGGCGCATTGTATGTTGATGTTGGCGATCCTGCGGGCGAGTCGATGAGTGATAAGAGCGAGAAAACCAGTGTCCAAGTATTAGAGAGCTTAGGGATTTACGTGCGCAGCCGTAAGCAGCCGATCAAGCAGGGCGCAGAGATTATCAGGCAGAAATTAAAGATGCGAGTTGACGGTAAAACAGGGATTGTAGTTAATAATGGCGAACATCTTTTGATTGATGGTTTTAAAGGCGGGTTGCATTATCCAGAAACTAAGTTGGGGACATCATTTAAAGAGGCTTACGAAAAAGATGGTTACTATGATCATATTTTTGATTGTGGGCGTTACTTGGCTGCGGATATGTGTAGGGTGATTGGTGAGGTGCAGCAAGTAAACAAGTTTGATGGTACGAGCGATGATGTTAAAGAGCAATACCGCATGGGCAGACCAGTAGATGATGATGGTAAAAACCCTGCCAGCGATATTGGTGAGGATATGTTTAACGATACAACCGAATTGCAGGATTACTTTTGATGGATGAACAACAGTTTTTGATCTATTGTAGGCAATATAAACCGTATCTTTACGATGTAGAGTTGCAGGTGCAAACGATCAAAAAAGAAACGGGGTTTGGGGATATCTCGGTTAATCTAAGGGTTAATGCGGGCAAGGTGGATAAAGGTGAGATACTGGCTACGATTAAACGCCTTTATATTAAGCGGGATAATAACGGCATTTGACAGCGAGCAAAGTGAGGGTGTACAACTAAAGGTGGTTTTATTGTGTTTAATTTGCAGAGAGGAATAACTCCCACAACTGACGGGAGTTTTTTTGGAATATGGGGTTAATTGACGATATTCAAGCAGCGATTGAGGCAAAAGATTATCCACTGATTAGGTCAAAGATGGCCGAGTTAATAGCTGAGCAAAAAGAGGAGGTTGTCCCTACCGTTACCGATGAGGAGTTGTTATCTAAGGGTATCGATTTATTGATACTAGGCAAAGAGCGTGAATTGAGGGATAAAATAAAGCAAGCAGAGCAGGATGGGGATTTTGTAGCTTCTAAAGAATATATGAGAGAATTATTACAGTTGCAACAATTACAGCCTTTACACTCGAAAGTGAGAATGTTTGTATGATGAACGCAGATTTAGTAGTTAAGTATGTTTTAGATAATGCTAAGGAATTGCCCGCCAACAAGATTAGTGCCTTGGCCGATGTGATTAAAGCTTTAGGGACTCAAAGTGAGCCTGAGCCAAACACTGTACCAGAAAAAGATGATGAAAATCTGGTGGATGAACCAGGCCCGATAGACTTTAGTAACGTTAAATCAGTTGAAATAGATGGGCATGAGATGCCCGTAAAGATTGTGAGGTAATTCTATGCCAGCTAAAGTGCAAAGCGATTTAGAAGCGATAAATAAAGCCAAGCAGCGAGATGAGCGCACTAAAGCGCAGCAGCTTTTCCAAAGCTCAAGCGATAGTAGAAAAAGGTTTGATTGGGAGTGGCTTACTCGAGATTTGTTTAGGCGGGGCTACCACTTTAGTAGGTACAATCCAAGCAATAAAACAGTGATCTTGGCTACTAAAAGCGTTACCCGTATTCCAATCAACATTACTCACGCTCAGATGCGGGCCATTAAAAACCAAGTTACATCGGTACGGCCAAAATGGGAGGTTTTCCCGCAGGGTTTATCCGATGAAAGTGTCCAAAACGCTCGGTACGCTGGCCGATTGCTTGACTATTACTACGATCATTTAAACTTGCGCAGAAAATTAAAAGATACGGTTATCCAGGGATTGATGTACTCGGTTGGTGGACCCTGGCAGGTTGGGTACGATCCCGATGGGGGCAGCGATGGCTCGGGTGAGGTATTTATTTGGAACCTTGACCCGTACGATTTTTACGTAGATCAATCGGCTACTTGCATTAACGATGCCGAGTTTGTGATTAAAGCGGTGCGCACCTCACTGGCTACAGTTAAAGCTAATCCTGATTATCACTTTAGTACCCCTGTTGACCAGTTGCAGGGTGAGGCTCGGTTGGCTGCGAGTGAGTACAAGCAGTTTATGCTACAAGCCCGTAGGTATTGGCAGGGCAAAACCAATGTGGAGGAGGAGAGTGGCGTTATCTTAAAAGAGGCGTGGATTAAGAGGCGAGTTACTGAGAAAAACAAAGAGGAGTTAAAGATGGAGTTGATCTCCCACGATGAGGATGCTGAGGATTTGCGGTTGGGCGAGGTAGTGATGCGCTACATCGTCTTTTTGGATCAGCTAGAGGACCCGCTGCAATTTAAATTGTTACGGGAAAAAGATTTTCCCTTTAGTTTCTTTCAAGCTGATACTAATCCGCTTGAGATGTACGGGGAGAGTTGGATTAAACACGTTATCCCAATGAACCGAGTTTTAAATGCGCTTGAGAGTAGCGTGTTTAGATTTAACTACAAGTATGCTATCGGGCGGATTGTGATTGATAAAAATGCAGGGGTGAGGATTTTCACCAATGAGCATGGGGATATCGTTGAAAAGAACGCAGGTAGCGAGGTTTCATTCCCTGGTATGCCACCATTGCCCCAATCCTACCAGCAACAGATCGCCAATATGCGTACCTACATTGAG